TTATCAACCCACGGTAGAAGAAATGTATAGGCAGTACCTTGAGGAATTGGATTTTGAGGAGCCATGATTTTTAGATTTAGATTTAGATTTAGATTTAGATTTTTAGATTTTTTGGTTGTTGGTATGAATAGAATAATAATGTTTATTTATCTATTCAATTTTTTTTATGCTAAACCCGTTTACATGGATCAGTTGGTATATGTGTAGTAGTTTTAGTAGTTGGAATATCGTGTCTTATTAGATATATTATATGATGTATAGTCTTTCGTATCTGGTGGATAAAATCCGGGAAAACTTTTAATTTTGATCGGTGGTATATTTCGTTATGATTTTAGAAGAAAAGTGTCCATTATATTACATTAATATATTAAATTAAATTATTATATTATATGAGCAGCCGCAGCCGCAACCGCAGCCTCAACCGCAGCCGCAGCCTCAACCGCAGCCGCAGAATACAGTTCACTAATAATAAAGGTATTGGAGCCAGAAGTAAACGTCGTAACAGGTTCGTAAAGAGTTCCGTCAAGCATATTTTTAAATTAAACGTCAAATATCCTTTATTGGTTAATCCAAAATTATATCCATCAATTCAATTAATATCAAATCCACAAGATTCAGCTTCTGGCGCTGCCGTATATTTACTCCACAATCATAAGCGCGAGGGTTTCATATTAAAACTGAATTTTATTTTTAATAAGAGGGATTTTAATGATTTAGGAAGTTTCCCAGCTACCGAAGATAAAATATATAAATTGATGAATGAGCTCGTCGAAAAGCGTATAACCCCCCATGTAATCACGCGTATGGATTCATTGCGAATAAAAACCAACGATTTGAACGATAAAACTATTATACCACCCATGAAGAATTCAGTGTACGGCATATATGCAATGTTAAATGAAACCAGTTCCTATAATGTAAACATAACGACATTATATGATTTTTTTAGAAAATTACATAATATAGGGTCATTAACCAATGAAGTTAAAGATGAAATTGTATTAAATATATTATTCCAAATATTATATACTCTCGAAGCTTTTAATAAGATAGGCCTTAAACATAATGATTTACATACGGGTAATATACTTGTTTTCGAAGAGCCCCGTAGTGGCAAATATATTCAATATATATTATCTAATGGACGAAAAGTCAACCTGGAACATATAGGATTTACGACTAGAATATTTGATTTTGATCGCTCGTGTAAGCAAAAAATCCCCGGGTCTCGTAATTTTAATTATGTTATCGATCCAAGCAATAAAAAAAAATATGCTGGTATAGGACAAACATGTATTCCCAACGCGAAATTTGACACATATAAAATATTATATGGTCTCGTTGACTTGTTAAAACCAATAATCGGCGACCTGTTTTACGAGTTCTTTCACCCCGATTCATATCTATTAGAAGACGGTAAAATTCGCACTGGAGAATTATATAATAAACCTATCCGTGGAATCCAATATGGATTTTTGAAAAAGGAACCGGATGATAATGAAATGCTGCCAACGAGTGAAATTTTAGAAATACTTGCCGATATCATTTCTGATAAGAAGTATGTTGGACACCCATTTCGTAAATATAGTTTGAAGTTTATAAAATAAATATAATTTATGATTATAATATTTACTTAAAATTATAATTAATATTAATATTAATATGGCATCCTTCACGTGCGATTTATGTAACTATACATCTAAAAGTAAATCTAGCCTTACACGGCATTTAGCTACGAAAAAACATGCGAAGGCCGTGGCCGCTGAGACCGTGGCTCCTGCCACTGATGCCGTGGCTCCTGCCACTGATGCCGTGGCTCCTGCCACTGATGCCGTGGCTCCTGCCACTGATGCCGTAGCTCCTGCCACTGAGGCTGCCACTGAGGCCGCCGCTGAGGCCGCCGCTGAGGCCGCCTCTGAGGCAACCACTGAGATTACTTACACGTCTTCATCAATATCTGATCAACTAATCGCAGGAGAATTGGCAAATACAATATTAGCAGTTACTGATAAGCAATATATTCACGATTATATAGTTGAGCACGCCGAGCAACTATTTCCAAATATTATTGGTCAACAGGGTAATTGTAGATATTGTGATAAGGAATTTGATAGTTTATTGGACCTATTTACACATGAACGAAATGCGTGCCGACACCCTCATCAACTATTAGAAATGGATGTAAAGAAACGGAAATTATCAAGTATGGCATGTAGATTAGATGCCAATGGATATAAATTAATAAATAAAAAAATAAAAAATTGTATGAATGGCGTAATTTATAAACGAATCGAAGATGGTAAACTAAATATGGATGGAGGAACCCCCAGCAACCGAGGTAACGGTGATTTCTTGAATGCCAACTATATCATCCTGGACGAGAGAAATGTAAATGACAATATGCGACCAGGTAATGGCGGGCAACCATTAAGACTAATGGTGGAGTTCAATAAGGACGATGAAGGCTTCAATCCATATTTGGTTTCAACTGTTATCCAATCATGTAGATTTAACATATATCCATCTGAAGATGCGATGCCAGAACAAGAACAATAAAAAATATAGGTAATAATACGACATCATTTATTTCCATGTAAATATTGCATGTAATTTTAGAAATAATTTAAATCTTTTATCGGTATTAATAGGATGGTAATAATTTGGATGGTTTTTTAGCCTCCATTCTAAATAGCTGGGAATTTCAATATATGATTTTCCTTGATACCAACCATCCCGAATTATTTCTGAACTTAGTGTTTTATATAGTTCATTCATTTCATTATAGCCTAGTTTCGCTTTTAATAACATTATAATATCCGGTTCGTCGTTTATTTTTGGTTTATAATAGTTTTGTAAACAATAGATAAATGCGTCGTCATTTGTGCTTAATCTGATTGATGTATGGTAATTAACTTTTCTTCTAATGAGACCTAGTTTAGCGTCTTCAATATTTAATTTTTTACTCTTTTTATTAGAACTTATAAATTCAATTAATTTATTATTTATATATCGGACAGCAGCATAAAAACTACGAATTTCTGTGTCAAATAGTTGAGAGCAATCAGTTCCTAGGACTACAACTTTACCAGTTATTTTATTGTGAACTGGTGCTACATGTGATATTTTTTTACAACAAGCACATTCACCAGTATTCGCAAATTTTTCATATACGCCTTCCCATTGTTTAACCGTTTTGGCCCATAAAAGTGTATCAAATTTAGCTTCGTCAATAATAAATCTACACTCAGAATCAGGTATGCGTTTATAGGACACGTTATATGAATTAACCATTATAATATTGAATAACGCACCGGTTGGGCGTATAGCCTTTGGACGTAAAAATCGTCGCGGATATATATCGTCAGCATTCATGATTATTGGAATATGTTAATGTTAATTAATGTTAATGTTAAATTTATGTTAATATTAATGTTAATGTTAAATTTATGTTAATATTTCAATCAATTTTAATATTTATTTAATATTAACAATTCATTTTTAATATTAATATTAAAATTAATGTTAACAATTCATTTTTTTTATCTAATTAAATTTTCCATGAGGATTCCTAGATTTAATAGTCCTGTTATTACGTTGTTTGGACTTAATAATTTTTCTACCAATTCGCCGTGCATCAGTATAAGACCCGTCCATTAGAAAATGTATAAACTGTCTAATATCAGTATTTGTATTAATGACTTTGATACCCATAATAACTTCATATAATTCTAATAATTCACGCCTGTCTTCTTTAGTTAATGCATCGCTGTTATTTATATTATTTTTTATAATAGTGTCACTATCTTTCCCTAAGCGTTTAATTATAGTATCGATAAGTGCAATGCCACCTTTTCTAATAGCCATACTACTAATTAATCCCGCGATCCATGCTTTATTTTGTGAAACGATGCCCCACCGAATGATATGGAATGTATAAGAATGTTCTACCATATAATGAGCCATCTGTGAAAAAAACCAATCCATAGTTTCATTATCTTTCGGCAAGAAATAAAATGCCGATATAAATATGATAAATTTGGCTGGTGTGCTAACAAACTGATACAACATATCCTTCCCCTCAGTTGTCATTATAAGCCATTCTGTCCACGATATTTTGAAAGTGGTATAACCCAAATATATTATATTTACGATTTTATACAATAATGTCAATTGATAGTTATTTAATATATTATGTGAATTAAGTTCTTTTAATTTTGTCATAGATACCATTTCCCCGCCGTTGCGTTTTAAAAACCAAGTGGCTTTTATTAACGAAAATCTCTTAGCAAAAAAACTTTCTGGTTCAATTTCTTCAGTTGAAATATAATTATTATTTCTTTTTGTTCTTCTGTTTGTTGATATTGTTGAAGGTCTCCTGCTCCTTCTACGTCTAATTCCATATGTCATATAGTATAATATGATATAATATCAATAATGATATAAAATTGATAATTTTAATTTAATTTTATTTAATAATAAATCCCCACCTATACACGAGACATGAATACCTCACTTATAACCACTACCATGCCACTTGCCCTAAATATGAAATACTTAGATATCCTATTTATATGTGTAACAGGATTTCTTCTGTTAATTCTATACGGTCTTACTTGCCATAATAAAACTAATGAACGCAGATATCATAAAATTCCATCCATGTTTTATCGGGCGGCAAGCCGCTTTACCGACGATTCGCATATTCCTTCAACGAATGATATAAATACTTGGCACAAATTATGTAATATTCCATTCTATAATTACCAATCTGGCGCGATTGGCGTGCGAATCTATATGACCCAAGATTATAATCGGTTATGCTCTGACTACGCAGCCAATAATAATGGTACGATGGAGTTTGATTTAAATATTGATGAAGATATCATGGCAGTTCAACGACAGAAAGTGGTGAATACGAATGGCAATATCTGCTGGATAAATAAAAAAATAATAACATTTGAAGTATATGATGATAGTCTGTATATTTCCAATATGAGCCGTCCTATTCACGCGAACT